GACATTAGTATTGGCAACCGCTGCTCCAAAATCGATAGAAGGTGTTGATGTCCCTGCAACACCAGAATAGCACTGGTCAAAATAATATGTACCTGCTGCGGTAAAAACAATGTCTCCAGCTATACCACATCTAAAAGCAAAACAATCCGGTATGGTCAAACCGACCCCATTGGCAAGCTTACAGTCAGAAAATATCGTTCCTGATCCTGTTCCGGTACCGGACACGGTTGACGCGCCATGGATGTATGCTCCTGCGACTGACTGCCCACCAAGAGCCAAAGTCCAGTTATTGCCTATCAGGGTGTAATTGTCGCTGTTGCCTGTAAAGGTAATAGTTGAACCATTTATAATATGGAATCGGATTATACCCAAAGAAACAGATAGAGTTAAAGCCGCCGCCCATGCACTGACCGGATTATCGGCTGTTCCATCAACGTATATTTCGGTGTTTGTGTTTGACGCATTTGTGTCTACCCAGATCGCACCATCCGCATACCCAACAGTTTGAGCTACAACAGAGTACGACACAAATATCTGATCCACGTGAAGAGTTGCCGAAGATAACCCGCTCGCAGCATACAGTCTAATTCTAACCTTACCGGTATTCGCCCCTGTCCCTGTGTGCCTGGTCAAAAGTGATAGAGAGTAATTATTGACTGTGCTTATATTCTGCCCTACCATGGCGCCTACCTGATCCCACGCAGTGCCGCCCCAATCATAGGCATAGATACCAACGGTATCATTCGAGCCATTGATGTACCCCTGGATAACGGCATTAACTGCGATACCTGCACCTGTAACATCATGTTGATAATAGAGCTCCATTACCCCGCCGGTATCAGTATGTTGATGTGATACCCCGTTGAGTGTTTCAGTATCTGATACTGTACCGCTTGACTGTGTACCCGTGGTCAGAGTGTAACTCTCAGCTTCTACAGATATGGCCGCTGATCCTACCGACAAAGACCCCACACTTTCGGATATGGCCTGAAGAGAGGCAACCAGGTTGTCAAAGTCGTCCCAATCAGCGGTCGCAGACGCACTCACCAGCCTTGCGATAATTGAATCGTCTGTAACGTCTGTTCCTGTCACGGAGGCTGATACAAGATGGTCAAGCCCAATATCGCTTAGTGCTGTGTCCATCTCTGTATTAATTTCAGCCGCAGTTGGTGCCGTTCCAGCTGCATCAGGGACAACTACATTAGGCGCATAAAGAGCCTGGGCTGTGGCTAGAGTTACACCATCGGCCCCAGTTATTGTATCAAGATCATTCTGGGCTGTTGTCTGTGCCGTTGAGGTAGCTAGAGCCGTTAAATGATCTCCGGTCCCTCCGGCCTCCGTAAGAGTTGATCCATTGACCGCAGTGAGCGGAAAAGCTGTTGATTCGTCATACTTACCATTGGTTATTGCATTATTTATCAGCCCCATAAGATCACCAGCCTTTGACGGTGCGTAGAGACCCTGGGCAGTGGCAAGTGTAACCCCATCTGAACCCGTTATAAGATCAAGGTCAGCTTGAAGCGTGGCAATAAGGCCAGGGATGTCAGTGGTTGTGTCGGCCGCTATAATATCAAGGATTAAATCCAGTCTACCACCGTTGATCCAATCTGTTAAAGCTCCCATCCTTGCTGCTGTAATTTCGTTGGTGTTCGCCAGCTTTGAATCTAGGTCAAGACCTCCTAAGTCAGATATGGGCACACCCCCTGCTGCGTCTGCTGCCGCTGCCGGTAGTGCTGTTCCCACGAGTCCTCTGGTTGTGCTGTACGCGCTATCGATCAAAAGGTTATTGATCCCTGCGGCCCTAAACCCAATAGTAGGACCTCTCCAAGGCAATACCCCAGTAGCGAACCCAGAAAACCACCCCATCCCTTCAGTATCGTTATTTATAGAGCCACCAGCAGAGGCGGGAATCTCAATTGAGTACATCCCATTAAGCTGGTTTGTCCAATCATAAACACCTGATGTTGTGGGTGTTACAGCAGTTTGCGTAAAAGCTCCCGCCGTTGTTATGAAATTCCATACAAGGTCTAATCCGGCCTGATTATATACTACTGACTCCTCGCGGGTCTTAAAGTCAGTGTCGTCAATCAATGGACATACATTCACAGGTACTTCACTTAATGCTGTATCTACATCCATCCATAAATCTGGCATCTATATTCTCCTATTGTTGCGCGTAATAATTCCAGGGGTTACCTGCACCCGCTTCTGTATATGTAACTGAACATTCCAGCGCCGTATACCTTACTATGTTGGCTGATTCTTCGTTGTGCCTAATCCCGATATATTGTAGAGGGTTTGTTCCGCCGCCCTCCACCTCGTCCTCTTCCCAGTCAAATCCGTCAACAGGGTTTGTCAGCTGATCAAACTCATACGTAACGTATGAACTCGTAGTGTTTATGACTCCACCCGAATATCTGGTAGGGGCGTCTGGTCCTACATACATTAAAAGTTTGACACCGACTGTCGTACCCTCATCACGCATCGTGCAACAAACAGTAACTTTATCAATTGCACTAGATGAGATATCAAACGCGGTAAAACCACAATCCTGACTAGCTTTGACTGCCGAGTAATAACAATACGTGGTGTCGCCGTCGTTACCTGCGCAGCCTTCATCCATCAGAGCGAAACGATCTACACCAGCCGACATGCTGAAAACGGTGGTTTGATCGTCAGTAACTACCCTGGTTTGTATTGCCATATTATTAACTCGATGTTAAGTAAGCGTCGTACTTCTCAATTAGTTCAGAGCTTACGTGGAGAGCGTCCCCGAAAACCTTTGCTGTACCCTTTTCGTAATCCTCGTAATTTATGAACGCCTTACGAAAACTACTGCTGTAGGATATAAGCGTCTCTATGTCCGCCTCGTCACCACTATCGATCGCGACCTCTTTGGTCTTATCGTTCGCCGAGTTGAACACGATATACAGGTCCGTCGCTTCCCCTGTATCTGCGTTAAATAAACGAAAAAAACCCACATCAAATATTAAATCGTCGTCAGGATTCGCTATCTTCCTAAGTACTGCGTCTGAGTTGGTAATCTCCTCGATGTCTAACATCTTATCACCTCACGAACTGGTATATGATTGTAATGGTTGCTGAATTGACACTGTTATTACTGATCACCTGTGTCAGCGTGCCGTCTACCATTGTCGGTGCTGTTACAGGATATGCGATCTCGTTTCCTGCAGCCGCCCTGTCTGCTCCGTTACCGCCCAGTAGGTCCGTTCCGTGTGATGATTGGAGTTCTATATCATAGTTGGCAGTGGGTGCCGTTCCTGGCGTGACAGTCTCCATGGAGTACAAGAACCATTCCCTGAGTGCCGTTATTTCAGTATTAGGGAAAGACCCGTCTCCCACATCTGCCACACAAGTGAGCTTAATGGTGGTCATCAAGTGACCGTTAACCCTTTCCTCTTCTACGGTACCTGCCATTTTATATGATCTCCTCTATCCCAGCATCCACAGCCGTTTTAGCTACGTCTGCGCCCTGCTGCGCCATATCCAGCATCTGCTGTGCTTGAGCGGCCTGGGCGTCTCTGGCTTGCATGGTTTGTACTTCCTGATCTGATCTCCTCCAGTTAGCCGGTGACCCAATACCTTCTAGGGCTTCCCTTAATGCAATCACAGGGTTAATCACGTAAGCTGCTGAAGGGTCTAGCTCCATTGCGGCCTGCAATAAATCTCTGGTCTCTGCAAACTGTTGACCCTTGACTCTTTCTGCAGCGTCTCTCATTGGGGACTCAAATTGAAAGCTTATATCGCTGCCGTGAAGAGATTCAGGCATTGATTGCGGAGGTCCAAACGCCCCGTTAGCCATCAATATATTGAAATCCTTTTCACACAAGGCCGCGTTATATTCCGTTTCCATTGGCTCAAAGAGCGGTAACGCCTGCCGGATGTACTCCCCCACACGCTCAGACGCTTCGTACGCTGTCATTCCTGATATTGGAGGTGGAAGGCCAAGCTTATTCAAAAAGAATGCCTCTGTAATCATGTTTCTGGTGTCTCCCTGCATTTCGAATCCCACAGGAAGGCTCCCGCCTTGCCTCATTTCCCTTAAGACCTCTCCTAATCTCTCATCATAATCAGCATCCACCCAAGTTATTCCACCAGCGTATATGCTGATATCAGATCTTATGGCTTCCTGTACTGCTACCATGGGAGGGTCAATGATCTTTTCGCTTGCATCCAATAAAACGCTTGCCACTGCCTGGAGCAGTCTAGCGTCCGGCAGTGCCGCTGTTGCAGCTGGGGAGAATGCGTATTGACTGCCTGACACCGTTTGCCATCTGGGTATAATATATTCACTTTCTCTTATCCCCACCTCTTCCATGATATGGTTATTATCCACATCATAATAGACACTAACCAGTGGAGAATCTCCCCATTCTCCGTCTTCGCCTTCATTGCATCCGTATGTGTCCGCTGGGACCTCGCAATGGTAAACATTAACCTCTTTGTATGGATCCTTCTTTAAGCTCTCTTTCACTTTTCTATGGATACCGAATCTTTTTGCCGGTTGGTTCCTGTTCTCATTGCCGAATATCTGACTCAGCGTTAAAGAGTCTGGCTTCCAACGCCGGTAAATAGTCCCAATCCGACCTGTAAAGTCCTCTTTCCAGGCTACGTCCCGCAGGTGCCAGCACCGATGTAAAAGTGCATTATCTCGGTAGTTCATCGTAGAAGATAGTACAGCCTGTCCAAACGCTGCCCAGTCATGATCAGCCTCTTTTGTTGCCCTGGTAAGCATTGCAATGGGGTCATACATAGCCCTTTTCTGGATCTTAGATGCACGTTCCAGCCATTGCTGGGCAGCTGTATCTACATTATTCCCATACCTTTTAATGATTTTGAACCATTCTTTATTGGTCGGTCTTAGCATACCTCCGATTTGATTGCCAAGATCTCTACGGGCCAGAATAGGGTAACTCGTATCAAGGTTCTCAGCGAACTCTACTCCTAGCTCACGTGTCACGGTAAAATCTGCCCTTTCAGGGTAAAAGTTATCAGCGATCTCCTGCCATAACGACATTAGGTTGCCACGTTGATCAAACAGTGCATCCCCTTGCTTTTTCAACATTTCAATTTTTCCCACGGTCTTACCTCTCGTAAGTTATTAACCCAACTTATCCGATGTGCTAAGTATTGTTGACGCCCTTCCTCCGCGCGCTTGCTGTTTCGCCAACGATCTTTTTCGTGCCTTCTCTGCTGCGGCGTCATCTGGAAGAGGTATTTCGGCGAGCTTTTCCATGTCACTAAGCGCCTTGTCTGCCGCCCTTGCTCTTTCCTCTGCCGCTCTCTGGGCTTTTTCTTCTGCTTCCTGCTTATCTGTTTTCCATCCGCTCATTGCTTTTTATCTCCTTTTACCTCGATTATTTGCTCTTTTACTTTTAACGACCTGATGCGCGCTGTTTCTTTTATTCCACACCTGATAATGCGTTGCTATTTTACCACCGCCCGTCCAGGCCATTACCACAGGGTCACTGTAGTCCGTTGATCTTCCTAGTCGTGCAGTAAGGTCTTTCTTTGTCTCCAGCTTAATCATATTCAGATCGCTGTTGTTCTTGTCAAATCTGATACTACAAAGGTCGGCCATCAAAAAAGGATCATTAGGGAGTGTTATCTTACTTCCCCCAGGCTGCCCAGGGTCAAGGTCTTCCATAAACCTGTAGTATGTTTCTGCTCGCTTATTATTAAAAGGTATCTTACTAGCCTTGGTACGTGCTGCACTCTTGGCTGCACCCTTGTATTTGATCGCCTCAATGCCATTATTTTCAAGATGCTCGTATGTTGAATCGCCATAACCGCCCCCCATATCAAGTATGATTGCGGCTCCATCCCTTCTATGCTTAGTTATCTTTCCAGCTTTATCCTTGCCCATCTTGGCGTCTTGTGCTTTGGTAACTACAAGCTCATTATAATACCCATCATGCCTAGATGCTATCACAAAATTGTCCTGCTTTCCACCCCCTGTGTCGCTACCCATGCCGGTAAGGTCAACTCCCATTGCACACATCGGTATGCCTTCGGGCGGTGTAGGTTTCCACCTATCCATTGCGTCCTGTATCCAGTCTGTCGGTATAAGCTGCAGATCATGGTCCTTGCGCACAGATAGGAAGTTTCCATCTCTAATAGCATCTCTAAGATATTTTGGGAGTCCGTCCTGTTGAGCTCTATACTCTGGAGTGTTTTGGAAAGGATTGTCTGTAAGTTTGGCAGGAATAAAAGTTCTGGACATAGCTAAGACTGATCTACCATCTATCTCATGTTTTCCAGGCCCATCAACCCAGATGTCTTTGTCATCATCATCAACACAACACCAGCGTAATTCTCCGTACTCTGCCGGGTTTGGAAAGGCAGGGTCAAGCCATGGTGCAAACATTTTAAACATCCACACGCCCTCATCAGATAAAGGAGGGTTACTACCTAGAACGACCCGCACCCTTTGTCCTTTTACCGTAGATCTAACCCAACCCATTAAAGCTCTGACCTGAGTCTCCGCAAAGTGAGCCGCCTCATCTATATACAGAAGGTCATGAGGTCTACCCATCCAAGATAGCTCATCTCCTACCGTTTGTGCCGCTCCAAACTCTATTAATTTATTGTCTCCAAGATCAAACCGTGGGGGAGCGGATCCGTTGAAACCTTTCTTGCCTCCCATTATCTCTATGGTTCGGTCCGTCAAAAAAGAGAGGTCTGTGTATTTCCTACGCATAACTAGCGATCTTTGATGTTTAGTAGTAGCTAACCCTAACCCAAGGTCAGACTTGCCGCCCCCACCTGCACCGCCATATAAAAGGACATCAGCTAGACAAAAATGTGCATCGGTCTGAGGCCCAGGGTTAGGTATCCACCTTACCCCCTTGGTCTCTTCGATCACTGTTTCTGTTAAATCGGCCTGGTCTTCAGAGGATAGGCCGTTGAACCTATTTAAAAGTTCGTCCAGCATAGATTATTTAGTTTCCCAGTTAGGGTCAATGTACTCTTGACTTTCTTCCTCTTTTACCTGTGTAACATCTACCTCTTTGCTCTCTGGCTCTGGCAACTTAACATCGTCAATCAGTAAAGCCTCAAGCTCATCTTTCTTGGCATCCTTCGGATACTTTACACTAATATTGTCTAACGCCTTTTTAATCTTTTTAATCGTTGACATGTGGGCTCCGAATGGTAAGGGGCTGGTCCCCATGTGAGAACCAGCCCTATTTATGATTAATTATCACCCAGGATCATATACGCGAACTCAATAGTTCCGGTAAATGTGCCGTTCCCAGCGGCATGCGCTACATTGTCATCAATAACATAATTCAGAAACATGTCTTTTGCTGTAGCTGTACCATCAGACCAAAGAGCTGCTGACTCTGTCACCTGAGTTGCGCTGGACTGTGCATCACAATTGGCGACCTGTGTAGCTGCCTGAGTCAGAGCGTTACTGACCATGAGATCCGCTTCAGTCGAAACAAGGTCTGCCCCAGTAGCAGCCGTAACTGTACCCAAAGCAACATCACCATCAAAGGTGTCAATCCAAGCCGACTCAGTCAGTGTAAGAGATCCATCAATAACAGCACCAAAGAAAAGCAAGAGCCCTGCGGGAAAGTCATAAACTTTAACCCCTCCATACTGTGCAGTTCCTGCATCATCAGCAAACACAATAGGAGTAGCAGTGCAAGTTAATTTGACCTTTCTTACAGGTCCGTCCACAAGTGCAGTTTCCACCACAGTAGTTCCGTTTTTGGCGCCCACTGCTGCGGACTTATCCGTGACCTGCTTACCTCCTACAATCAAATTCCTGTCGCTGTCTAGCCCAATCTCGCGCCCATGTAGTGATGTCAGTATTTCTTTTGCCATGTCGTTGGTCCTCTTTCTGATAGATTCAATATTTTACTATGGGATATCAGCCGCCCTGAGTATCCTCTTCTTTATTCCGTAACATAAAAGCGAAACGCCTCAGCACTTCCTCTGAGGTGTTTATATCCTGTCCGTCTTTACCTGTATGCTCAACTTTCTCAGTGAATAGCTTGAGATGTTTCCCTAGTAGCTCATAACCCTTAAATCCGGCTGTAGCGTTGAATTCTTCATTAATTGGGTCGGCTACTAGTTTAGTTAGTTTCTTTATTCCTGCCAGTACATCCTCGGCCCTTATCTCTACCTTATCGGATCTTTCGTTCATTGCCTCTTGTATCGCTTCTTGTATATCAGGTTTTTTCAGGTTTTCTTGGCCTATTGAATATGCAGTCTTCTCGCTGTACTCTGCCCGTATTGCTGCCTGTGTTGCATTGAGGTCAATAAGATACTCTTTGACAAACATCTTCTGCTTCTCTGTGAGTTTCTTTTTCGCCATTTAGCCCATGTCCTTGAATTTCTTAGTGAAATATACCTGCTTCTTTGCCTCTTTAATCGCTATAAGTGCCATCCATAAAAAAGGCCTCACCACGTTAATGATGAGGCCAGGGGAGAGAGTGGTGTAACAATAGTGTATAAGGTCAGGATATAATTAATATTTTGTTCTGTCAACACCTTTCTAATGGGTGTCCCCCTCATGGTACATGCCCACTTCTGGCCCATATACTGTTATCTCTAAGTCTCGCACCCTTTCCCTTGCTTCGTTAATCACCACCTTATTCGACTCTATGATATCTACTAGTATTGCTACCTGCTCTTTGGTGTCCTTTGACTCTTTTGCCAGTAAGATGGATGCACATACTAATAACACGATTAAATAAAGATTAAGTCTCTTCATGGTCTTTCCCCCTTACGCCTGATATGTATATGTCGTTTTCTTCCCATGCTGTCTCTCTTTCCTTCCTCCACATCTCTTCAGTTATCTCTGCAACTTCGGCTACTGGGTCCTCTGGTCTTTCCTGGTGGATTCCGTTTTCATATGGTATGTGTTTCATTCTATCTCCTTTTCATTCAAAAATTCAGTAAGTAATTTGATTATCTCCATCTTTGGGTCAATATTATTATCTTCGTACCAGCTAAACCCCTGCCGATGTCTCCCTTCTATGTGGCATTCATGGCACAAATTCAAACCTTGAGAATCTGAACACTTTGTACCCATTCCTCCATTATTGAAAGGCTCATGGTGGAATTGTGAAGACTTGCCACAGTTAAGGCATGGCTTTGACCTTACAAAGGCTCTATATTCTTCACTCTCCCACCTTATGGATTTAGGGAACATCACGGGTAACTCTGCCTGTGTTTCTCTGGTTTCTGCATCTCATGTATCGCAGCTCTCTGCTTTCTAATGGCATCATTATCTACCCCAACCTTGACTGCATCTGCTACCTGTTCAGTCAGTTCGTGTAAAATCCTTTGTATATCCATCCATGCTTTTTCTGGTATCTGTATCATCCTTTCCATTATTTAAAATCCTCCTGTGTATATTCCTTGATCCTGGGTTTATATACCATAGCCTTACCGCCTCTTTTCACCTTCTGAAGAGTCCAGCCTATCAATATCAGTCTACGCCCACCACGACACCATTTAGGCCCGTACTCACTATTCAGGATCTTTTTATCATGCGCTGCAAAGTCATCCTTGCAGACCTGTATACCCACGGTGTCTTGGTCTGATATGCCGATCCTATCTATTATACCAAATAAATCAAATTTACGCTTGCACTGATGCACCCACCGCTCAACATTACCCACCTCATACCCTAAAGCTTTAAATAGCTTATCAGTTTTTTCTATTAGTATATTACCCATGGGTGGCCTCAAATATTGACTTGAACATAGTGCACATTGTGATATCCGGCATTCTACCCCTCCTCTGACTTTATACTCTCGATTCCCACATTAACCCTGTTGAATGGGGATTCAGGCTCATCATAAACCCAAACCCTCTGCGTTATCTTGCAATATCTTTCATTACTTTCTCCACCAACTCTTATCTCATCCCCGACTGATGGGGGAATATCTTCTATTCTTTTCATGTGAAGCCTGCCCTCATTATCAATGAAATGTATCTGGTATTTTTTGCACTCCATATTATCCCTCCTCTGGTGTCTTATGCTTAAGGTTTAAAAGAGTCCTTTTGCAGTCCTCGCACTTACATGACCTGGCGTTCTTATGCTCTATGAAATATTCCCTTATCTCTCTACATCCTGGACAGAATATATCGTCATAATTATCATACCAGCCTTTTGTTGCTACTCCTAGAGCTTTGCCTTTCATGTCTCCTCCCCGAATAGGTTATATTGATTTTTTTTACTCTCCTTAATCTTCTCCTTGCGTTCCTTACTGGCCTCATCCTTCTCTTTTTTTAGAATATCCTCTCTGACTAGCCATCCATTTTCGTCAATTAAATACATAGTCCCATGGATCCTTATACCCCCGTAAAATTTAGCTATTGATAAATGATCATTGCGCCAGTGTTCAGGGGGGATGCGCTCTATCTTTGAGGTATCAACCATCTTCTCTGTCCTGGGCTGCTTTGAGCCTATCATAAAAATCCAACATATCATTAAAATACCCCTCTGGGTCTGATGGAATCCGGTCGTCCTCATCCTTTGCATATGAATGGATCAGGGGCATAGATGCCATTACCTCCTCCACTGTCTCCCTCTTGGTTGGCT